GCACGGTACTACTATGCTTATGAAGACTACAGCCTCTAGTAATGATGGTGCTATTTTTCCAATTGCTAAGAAAATGTTAATACAGTATCTTAAAGAAAACCTTTAGTTGTTTTTAAGTAAAGTACTAATAATCAAATGATTTCAAATGGCAGGAGTAAAAGGTAAATCTGGAGGTAAAAGAGAAGGGGCAGGACGTCCAACTAACGGAGAGGTGATTAATATAAGAAAGATACTAGACGACAATATAGATATTGATGTAGTAATACAAAAGCTATTAGAACGTATAGAGTCAGGAGACCAAAGAGCAATAGAATTATTTCTAAAATACAGAGCAGGATTACCTAAACAAGAATTAGACTTAAATATATCAGGAGAGCAAGACATAAATGTAACATTGAAAGGTCTTATTTCATTTGATGACGATTAACTATGATAAAACTAAACCCTAAGTACAGACGCTTATTTACTGACCTATCTAGATACTTTGTTGTAACAGGTGGACGTGGCTCATCTAAGTCTTTTAGTATCGCTACAATGATACTTCTACTTACTTATGAGAAAGGACATAATATCCTATTCACACGTTATACAATGACCTCAGCTTCTACGTCTATTATTCCTGAGATGTTAGAGAAGATAGAAATACTAGGTCTAGAAGGTGACTTCATTATTAATAAAACAGATATCACTAATAAGCGTACAGGTAATAAGATATACTTCAGAGGTCTTAAAACAGGGTCAGGTAATCAAACAGCTTCTTTAAAGTCTCTTACAGGTATTACTACTTGGATATTAGACGAGGCAGAAGAGATGCCAGACGAACTATTATTCGACAAGATAGACTTATCAGTAAGGAGTAAAGATGCTCAGAATAGAGTAATTATGGTAATGAATCCAGCTACTAAAGCTCATTGGATATATAAGAGGTTCTTTGAAAATAGAGGCGTTGCTGATGGTAGTAACCAAAAGACTGAGGATACTACTTATATACATACTACTTACTTAGATAATGAGAAAAACTTAGATAGTACCTTTATAGATAACATAGATAGAATGGCTAAGGATAGACCTGAAGAGTATAAGGCTCAGATATTAGGAGGTTGGAGAGATACGGCTGAAGGTGTTATATTTAAGAATTGGGAGCTAAAACCTTTTAGAGAAGGTGGTGACCATTATGGAATAGGAATGGACTTCGGATTTTCTGCAGACCCTACAGGAGCTACTTTAATTTCTATAGATAAAAAACGAAAAGAGATATACTTAAAGGAGATAGTTTACGCTCAAGGATTAACGACTTCAGAGATTGCTTACAAGCTAAAGAGCTATAAAGATGTACTTACTATAGGAGACTCTGCAGAACCTCGTCTATTACACGAGCTAAAGCATTCTTATGGTCTTAATATAAAGCCTTCTATAAAAGGAGCAGGTAGTATCAACTTAGGTATTGCCTTAATGCAAGAGTATAAACTATACGTTCATCCTTCAAGTGTTAACCTTGTTACAGAGCTTAATAACTATGTATTTAAGCAAGGTAAAGATGTCGCAATCGATGACTATAATCACCTTTTAGATGGTATTCGTTATTTTGTTTCTTATCACTTAAGCACACCAAATGCTGGACGCTATTTTATTTCTTAAGTTTTATTAGGATATGTCATATATTTATTATATCTTCGCTTTATGAAACAATTTAGAGACACAACATATTACATTACTAAGGAAGGCAAAGTATGGAATGGTAAGAAATTCCTTAAGGGATATATTATGAGCAATGGCTACCTAGTATTTGACCTATATAAGGATAAGTTAAGATTAAAAGCCTTATCTCACAGGTTAGTTATGGAGGTATATAGAGGTGCTTCAAATAAACAGGTACACCATATAGACAACAACAAGACGAACAACTCGTTAAACAATTTAGAGTATGTTTCTCAAGTTCAAAATATGAATAAGACAGATAGAAACAAAAACAATCTACCAGAGTATATAACTAAGCAACCTAATCGTAATAAGTGGGTTAGTTACACATATAGACGTACAGTTAATGGCAAAAGAGTTACTCTTAAAACATCTTCTAATCTAGACGTAATAAAAGAATTTAAAATCAAATACGAAAACCTTTAATCAATATACTATGCGCAATTTCAAATTCAAAGTTTTATTTTACACGTTATTAGCTTTACTATCAACACTTTACGTAATTGGTTTAATTATTTATCAAATTATTTTACATTTTATTAGGTTGGTATCTAATTAAGTTATATCTTTGCCTTATGAAACAATACTATAGCGAGAGGAAAGACACCACTATACAGAAACCTAACGGTGACTATAAGTTAGTAATAAGCGTAGACTATGCAGATATGCAGAACAGACGTATAACAGAAGGTACTGCGGTTTACTACGAAAGATGTAGCTGGTATATGGCTTTTGACAATATAGAAGACAACCAATTAAATAATAGATTATGATTACACGTACAGAAGACAGACACGCTAAAAGAGTAGAGGCAGTCGACAACAGTAAAAGAAGAGTAGTATTAAACCCTAGTAAAGCGTGGAGACGCAGGAGAACAACTTAAACAGATATGATAGGATTAATAACATTAGTAACGTTAGCTTTATTAGTTAACCTATACTACAGTAAGACAAATAGCGTAGTTACTTTAACCTTCTGGAGAGCTCTATTATTTGGAGTCTCTTATATGGAGGGAACTAACGAGGAGACTAATTATGCAGTACTAGAAATACATATAGCTTTTATGGTTATAACACTTATTTACGATATTGACTAAAAATAATTTAAGACTTAACTCTCTGGTTTTCAGGGGGGTTTCTTTTTTTATGAAAGTTTTTTGAAAATAATTGCAAATAAATTAGGTTTGTATATTCTTTATGATGTATATTTGTAGTGTCAATAAGGCACACTATTAAAAACAAACAAAATGGCATACGTTAAAATATCAGACAGAAACTTACAAATGATTAAAGTATCTTTTTTATCTAAAGACATTAATGTAACTAAACCCGTTAGAGAAGATAGGGTAGAAAGATTTAGACAGGACGTTTTATGGGCAAATAACCTACAAGGAACACAGTACCCTCATATGATTAAGCGAAGCTATTAATAAACAAAGGGGTGTAAAAACCCCATTAAATAAAACATTATGAAAGGATTATTCAATTACCTAAGAAACTTTAAAGAAATACACAGCATCAAGCCTTACAAGATAGTTAAGCTACCTACAGGTCTAATCGTAAAGCATTACAGAAATGGTAGGCTTATAGCTCAAGACAGATGCACTGAGAGAGTATGTAATAACTGCGTATGCAAATAGATTTAGAACAAGAGATAAGAGACGCTTGGACGTGGGCTCTATCTACAGGACACGTTAAGGTAACACCTGTATTAACTACCTCAGCTTATAAATATAAGAAAGAGAGAAAGACTGTAAACGTTAGTAAGGTCAAATTAGTTATACATATAGGTAATGCTAGACACGAAGGTAAGGAGCTATATAAACAAAATAGAGAGATGACTAATAAGATAGATGAGATTTACCTCCACTACTTTAGACAGTCAGAAGACTATAAGAGATACATAAAGAATGAAGGTTACTTTAACAGAGCTTAGACACATATTAAGACACTCCAGATGGTTTCTACCTGAATTAGTGCTACAGTGTAGAAGAGAATACAATAAAAGATTAAGAGCTAAGTCGCTGATAATCATTGATGTAGAAATTAATTTAAAAAAAAGTGAAAAAAAACTAAAATAAATTAGGTTGGTATTATAAAAAAGCTGTATCTTTGTAGTGTACCAAATAAGGGACAGTAAAAAATCAACATTATGAGTAATTTAAAACAATTAGAGCAATGAAAGAACAACTAAAAGATAAGATATTATCAATAAGACCAGAATATTCAACAGAAGGGTTTTCATCGAACCCACTTCCTAATGAAGTTTCTATCTATTACGAAGGAGAAGATTTTACAATAGACTTATTCCTCATCAATGAAGTGTTAAGGCTAGAGATATTAGAAGGAGAAGATATTTATGACTTATCTGATGCAGATGTTACCTTTCTATGTGATTACTTATCAGGTCTATTGGAGTACGAAATACAAATCACTAAGAACTATTACGAAGCAGAAAGAGGTCAGCAAGACAACTATTACTACTATAGCTAAATTCATTGCAAAATAATAATAATAACAAAGGGGTGTAAAAGCCACAATTAAAGATATGAGATATATAGAACAAGAGATGGAATGGGATGGAGTATCCTATTACGTAGTAGC